GGCCGTCTGTGGGACAGCTGCGGGCGGGCATGCCCCGCCCCTACTTGGATGTGGAAACGAGGTGAGTGACAATTTATTCCGTATCGGATGCCTACAAAACCGCGATCCGCGCACGGACGCGGACCGACCGGGTGACGGGCACGCTGACGCTGACAAACGGCACGGTGCTGAATCTGGACGCGGCAGACCTCATGAGCGGGTCGCTGACGCTGGACAACCAGTGCGTCACGGGGGAGGAGCTGGCCTTTGGCTGCGCCTACCTCGGCCAGGCGGCGCTCAACCTGCGCACCGACCTGAGCCGCCATGCGTTTTACGGCGCAAAGCTCGTGCTGCACTACGGCCTGCAGCTGCCCGGCGGGCGGTGGGAGACCGTGCCGCTTGGCGTTTACACGGTGGCCGAGGCCGAGCGGCGCGCGCTGTATGTGAGCATCAAGGCCTATGACAACATTCTGGCCTTGCAGCAAAAATACGATGGTACGACGATGCAGGGCACGGCCTATGCGTTGCTGGGGCAGATCGCGGCGGCCTGCGGGCTGACGCTGGGCCAGAC